GCTACTATATTTATTTCCATGCTACCAAAGTCAGTTAATGTTAACTTTGAGTTAGAACTACCGTTTGCATAAACACCAACATTATCTGCGTTGGTATCTAAATGCTGTACGTTTCCTAAGAAAAAGTTAGCATTACCAGGGGTAACAATAATAAGATTTTCACCCTCTTCTGCTGCTCCTGCATAGATAAACTTAAACGTAGCTCCTGCTACTGGTGCAGGTAGTGTTATTGTCCTATCTGCTGTTAAAGCAGGTACTGCAAGAACTCTCCCACTATGTGTTGCATTATCAAGTGTTTTGTCCTCGTCACCTAATGCAACTGGTGCATCACCCATAGTAATAACTTCTGTGATTGTACCAGTGGTTGCGTTTTTACTTAATGCTTTAAGTGTGCTTGTAGACCTAATTGGTCCTGAAAATGTTGAATTGCCCATATTAATCTCCTTGTCGTGGCAAATGTCAGCTTACGCTGTCAAGGTGAAATTATAAGGGGGCGATTTCTCGCCCCCAAGTTTGCTAGTTTACGCAGCTCCTGTTGAACCGTAAATTCCAAGTGGATCAGATACACCGAAAGAATATCTCTCTCTCGCCTTGTATCTTACGTTTCCAGTGTTGAAATCACCGTCCATGCCAGTAGCCATAGGAGTTCTAACGAAATGCTTCATTCCGTTTGGAACATCTGTGATGATGAAGAAAGCATCACTATCTGTTAGATAATGGTTAACAGCAAAGCCTTCTGGGATAGACCCATTAGACTTGATAGCGTTAATGTCATTATCAGCAGTTCCTGTTCTGAAATCTGTTTGTAGCAATCTTGTTGCTGTAAACATCAATGCAGGTGGAACAATCAGCTTTCTTGGTCTTGCTGCAATCAATAGACCTCTTTCATCTACGAAGGCTGCGATATCAATCACAGCTTGCTCTAAAGATGTTTCGTTAAGGTCTGCTGCTGTTGATGGTTGGTTTCTGTTATTACCACCTGCCACGGTTCCGTGGGAGGCACTAAATAGAAAGGCTCCATCGCCAGAAGTGAATGTATCAAAACCAGTGTTTAGAAGTGACGCTGCTTTTGTTTGCTTTGTGTAAGCCATAGCTCTAGCAAGTGCTTTTGTATAACGTGCTGATAGGCTGTCATACAAATTGTCTTCCATAGCTTCCTCTGTGATAGAGAAACCCATAGCCACTGTCTCGTGATTAAAACGAGCAGTGAATGACTCTTGTGCTACATCGTAGGAGATGGCTGCACCTTCTTGCTTCACTGGGGCTGCACCGAACCCTGATAGCTTCACCTCTTCCTCAAAACTTCTGTCTGAGTTTTCAGTTTCATAGATATCAGCGTGTTCGTTTTCATAGCCTTCATACTCTAGTCCAAACAATGCGTTTAAACCTGGGAGTAACTCTTTTAAGAGATTTGCTCTACTCATTACAGCCATGATTAGCCTCCTCCTGGCGCAGCAGCACTTGTGCCACCTGTTGCCAATTGATGCCCTGAATTAAACTTACAAAGCATGATTGGGAATGAAGTTCCTCTTTCGTCACCATCGTGACCACCAAGAAAATCAACAATCCTTACTGGTAAAGCTGCAGTTGTAGCTGTTGTGCTAATATCAATACTAACACGAGAGATACCAAACGTGGCACTTGATGCTGTTTGCTCTAACTCTACGTTAGCACCAAGATCATCATCAGTGACTGCTCCGTCTGCTTGTACAGCAAAAAGAATGTTTGGATCATCAGCAACATAAGCCATACCACTGGTATGGGCTGCACCTGACCATTGAGATGAAAATGTAAGCTGACTTGTGCTTACATCTATGTAACGACATCCTAGAAAGATACCGATTGGCGTTGCTGTGCTTGTGCCTGTATCTTTCGCTATCGTTGTGGTTCCACCGTCATCATTTAGCTTGACGACATCACCGTAACAAATCCTTGTGGATTGAGAAGATAGGATAGGATATTGACGAAAACCACCAGTGTATTCGCCACCTAATGTTCCTACTGGTCTTAACCCAAAAGGAGCAGATATGCTAGACATATGTCTACCTCCATTAAGTTGTTCGAGTGCTTCGCTCTGGTTTCAGAACTGGCATTCGAGGATCATTATTACGCAAGAAAGAATTATCCACAGATTCCATTTGCCTGTTAGCCATTTCCTTGTGGGCTTCCTTACGAGCTTCTACTTTTTCGGTTGATATGCTACAGAGTAGCTGACCACCAATTTCAATATTGTCTTTCCATCGTGAATCGATGTCAGACATAACGTGTAACTCAGGATGGTCTTTGGCTAAGACAGGTGTCCAACCTTCACGAAACCTTGCAGATACATTAGGGTTATCTGATTGACCCATGATCGCTGTTCGTATCCAACGAAACTTAACCCCAGGTCTGGGATTAGGTGTTGGCAACAACGTAGGTCTTTCCCATGATTTCTTGCGAAATTCCATTTCTCTTGTTTCGTTATCTCTTGGTTCTCTATCAGCCATTTCCTTGATCCTTCATTAATTGCGCTGCATATTGCTCTTTTGTGAGTCCCAAGCGTCTAGCGAGGTTCACTTGGGTTGAGGTCAGTCGCACTGTGCGTGGTTTTTTTGCACTCCGTTTGGTGGGGGCAACCACGTTGCCAGTTTGACTCTGTTGCGCTTCCTCATCTTCTATAACATCGTCAAACTTGTCTGGAAAAACTTTTCGCATCTCCTTATCTATCTCTTTATAATACTCTTCGCTGTCTCCGACAACACCTTTTTTTACCAACTCCTCATGAACACCAAAGGCATACGAGGTCATTTTACTATCTTTATTGAACCATGTATTCTCATTTGCCCAGTCCAAAGCCCTCTGACTCACCTGTGGTTTCTGGGGTTGCTGAGGTATTGGCTTGGTTTGCTCTACCCTTGGCTCAGGTTGTTTTGGTGGTGTGTAGGTATCCACACGATATTTTTCATTTTGTATTCTAGCTAACTCAGCAGACGCATCAGCAAGTTTATCTGGATCACCTGATTCGTAAGCCTCTTTGTAATCTATCTTGGCTTTCTCAAGCTGTGCATCTACTCTGCCTTTGGCTTGATTTATCAAAACACTCTCGCCATCAGATAGACTTTTACGCAGTTCTTCGTTTTCTTTCTGAAGTTTTTTAGCGTAGTTTAGTGCCTCTTCTTGTAAACGAGAGGCTTCTTCTTTGGCTCTACGCTCTTCGTGATACTCGTATTTTAGCTCCTTAATACGCTTTTGCACCTTATCGCTATAGTTTTTGGCTTCATCTTCATCACCTTCAACTTTAGGCTGCGTATCTTCTTTTCGCTTTGGAACCCTATCTTCTTCAGGTCTATCATCAACAATCTCAACCTCAAAAGAAGTTTCTTCCTGTTGTTTTGTTTCTACAGGCTTATCTTCACCAAAATCTAAATCTTGTTGTGTGTCCTGCTCTTCAATTTTTTCTGCTACTTCGTTCATATCCTTTTATATCCTCTTGGGTCATCGACAACGGCTTCAACCGTGTCATCGTTAATTAATCTAAATTCCTGTGTATGTATTTTAAAACGAGTGCCTGAATATGATCGAAAAATCACAAAGTCACCCTTTTTACAATATGGACCGTTTGGAAACTTATCCTTATCTTTGTACGCATCAGGACCCATGCTAACGACAAAACCTATGATTGACGCTATACCTTCAGCATCTCTCAATGCGTCTGGCATATATACGCCACCTTCGGTTTTCTCATCTACTTCAACTGGGGATATTAGGAGTTTGTAGCCCTTTGGTTGGGGCATTTTGGAAGCGACTTTCTCATCATCTTCCTTCTTTACAGCTTGATACATTTTAACCTCATGCAGTGATTTAGGCTCACAGTTGCCTTGCGTTTAAGTACGTTGAGATTATTTAATCCTCAATGGCTTTCTTTTGCAAGTCTAAAATTTCTTGCTCTATTTTGAGTAATCCTCTGTATTCACCGACCATTGAGGTGTATTCATCGAAGGTTTTTGCCCCTCCCATGCACAAATGTTCCTGTATTTGGGTCTTTTGATCACTGATTCTCTTTAAAATCAGCCCATAATCGTCATTCATCGGTTGTTAAGTCCTTTGCAAGGCTTAATCCGATGTCTACACCGTCTTTTATAGCCTTTTTCTCAGCTTTATCAGCCTCTGTAGCCACCTGAATACCTAATTTAGCCCCTTGTATCTTCTCATTTGACTTCGTTTTCTGTACATCAGACTGTAATTTAGCAATATCAAGCTGTTTTTTGTGTTCAAACTCAGCTTCTTTCAAGGCTAACTCTCTTTGCTGTATAATTGTAAGTGGGTCTTGCTGTTTTTTCATTGCTTCAGCCTGTGCCATCTCAGCTTGACCTTTTTGCAACACTTTAGCAGCAGCTTCTGCCGTTAGTTTTGACAATTCTTCCTCTACATCCTGTGGTAAAGGCTTTTCTTCGTCTGGCATTTCCACACCTAACTGCTTTTCTATCTCTTTTCTATACTGGAACGCAACGTGTTCCGTAATGTGAGCTGCCAAGGCATTCTGTATAGCAGACGCAAATGGCGATTGACCAATGATTTGCTGTATTTTTGGATCTTGAGCAGCAGCAGTATGTACAGCAATGTGGGCTTCATGGTCTTGGTACTTGAACGCCTTGACAGGTTCTTGCTTCATGATCGCCATGTTTTCTGTTACTGGATCATTCGGCTTTATATCGTCAGGTAGTTTGATAATATCGGCTGCATCTTTTATTCCTAGCACTTCTAGCATCTGTCGATGTAGCTTTCCCATATCGTATAGTTGTGGTGCTTGTTGGGCTAACTGTAGGGCTGCCTGATATTGTGTTACTCGTTGCGCCATTGTGGAGGCATTAGGATCAGATACTGGTATAACATCCACTCGTCCGTCAAAATCTTCTGTTCGTGAAAAGCTACCTTCTTCTGTTTCATAGGCGTATTCTGGAGGCATAAAATCATGGATACACTTGGCTAGTATGCGTAGTTCTTTTTTTAGAGAGGCGTGTAATCGTGCTTGTACCCCAGACATCACCTTCATGGATCGCTCTAACAAGGCTAGTGTTGTACCAACAGGAGCCTGTGGGTTCATGTTACCCACTTGTACATCAGCAACAGAACCTATTCGTCTGCCTTCTTCCACAATATTTCCCAACAACTGGTATAATACTGAGGATGGTTCTTTATAAGGTATAAACGTAATGGAATCTCGTATCGCACCACCAGGAACATCGACATCCCTGAACTCACCAGGCATGAGAGGCGAATCATCCCCTTTAATCCTAAGACCACGAGCTTTAAGACCAGCAGGTAGATTCGATAGAGTACCTGCATCGATAAGCTGACGCAATATGGACGTAGCCGATTTAGCCAAACCACCAATAAGATGAATAAGTCCTGTACCATAAAAGCCAAGGCTAGGAAGATATCTATAATGAATAAAATGCTGTCGCTTAGTTTTCTTTTCATCGCTTTCATACCAGTTCTTTCTGATCGATAATATTGTTCTAGATGACTTATCTATGGTCACTATATAGGGTCGTGCCAAGCCATCTTTATCTTCGAAAGGTTCTGGCATCTCTAGATCAACGTGCATCTCTAGTATAGTGTACCTATCGTCATCATCATAGACAGCTTCACTGCCATCCATCTCATCATACTTCTC